CGGGTAAAGAAAGATTTAATATACCACAAAGAGTTGTTATAAGTACATGGCAATCTATTCACAAATTTCCAGCTGATTGGTTTGAAGAATATGGTATGGTTGTAGGAGACGAAGCTCACCAGTTTAAAGCTAAATCATTGACATCTATTATGGAAAAATGTGTTAATGCAGCATTTAAAATCGGTACAACTGGTACATTGGATGGTACACAAACACATCAGTTAGTATTAGAAGGATTATTTGGATCAGTATATAAGGTTACTACATCAAAAGAATTAATGGATAAAGGTTCATTAGCTCAAATGGATATATCTATATTGCTTTTAAAATATCAAGAAGAATATTGTAAAGCTGTTTCGAAAATGAAGTATCAAGAAGAAATAGATTTTATAGTTAAATATGGACCAAGAAATACATTTATAAGTAATTTAGCTTTAGATCAAAAAGGGAATACATTAGTACTTTTTAATTATGTAGAAAAGCATGGAAAACCATTACATGATCTATTAAGTACAAAGATAGAAAAAGGTAGGAAATTATTTTATGTTTCAGGAGAAACAAAAGTTGACGATAGAGAAAACATTAGAGCTATTACTGAAAGACAGGACGACGCTATTATCGTTGCTTCTTTGGGTACTTTTTCAACTGGTATTAATATTAAACGCTTACATAACATAATTTTCGCTAGTCCATCTAAATCTCAGATACGTGTATTACAATCAATAGGAAGAGGATTACGTATCAGTGGAGATGATATAAATACTAAGGTATACGACATTGCAGATGATTTGCATTGGAAAAGTACTAAAAATTACACTTTAAATCATGCAGGAGAAAGAATTAAAATATACTCAAAAGAACGATTTAAGTTCAATGTATATGATATAAATATATAATATGACAAGTTTAAATATAAGACAATTTAAATTACTTAACGGTGAAGAGATTATCGCTCTTGTGAGCGAGAAGACTGAATCTGGAGCTTACATAATAGAAAGACCATTTAAAATTAATCATGGTATGATTGGTGGGTTTTACTTCGTTCCATGGTTTCCATTCTCTTCTCAAAAATTATATAAACTACATCAAGGTAAGATCATTTATCATGTAGAAATAGATGAAGATATTAAAGAAGAATATATTAAGTTGGCCAAGGAAGGAATGAGACCTCGTCCTACTACCAAACTTAGATCAGCCGAACAAATAATGGATGAACTTGCTGAAGAAATGGATGCTGAATTATCATCTGAAGAATATAATGAATCAGAAACTATACATTAATTAGTATACCTCTAACCTCCCCGGTTGACTATATTATTATATCACAGTTTTGACGAAAAGTAAAGGACTTTTTCATTTATTTTTAAATTAAAATAACTGTTTACATTTGACTGAAAATATGTTATAATAGAACATTATGGAGAAAAAACATGACAACACCAAAAGTTGAAAAAACTAAAAAACCACATTACATCAATAACAAAGATTTCTCTTTGGCTGTGGTTGAATATGTCACAAAATGCAACGAAGCTAAAAGTAAAGAAAAAGCAGTTCCTAAAGTTACTGATTATATAGCCACCTGCTTTCTTAAGATATCCGAAGGTTTGAGCCGTAGGCCAAATTTTGTAAGGTATACTTATAGGGAAGAAATGGTTATGGACGCAGTAGAAAACTGTCTAAGAGCAATCAATAATTATAAGATTGAAACTGCTACAAGAACTGGTAAACCAAACGCTTTTTCCTATTTTACGCAAATATGTTATTTTGCATTTATTCGAAGAATAGCAAAAGAAAAAAGACAACAAGATATTAAGTTTAAATTTATCGAAAAAATGGGCATAGAAGATTTTGTTCAAATGGGTATGGACTCAGAAGGAGCAGAACAAACTATGCAATATGTAGATACTTTAAGACAAAGAATCAGTAGAGTAAAAGATACTGATAAAGCTATTAAGGAATACGCAAAAGAAGAAAAAGCTAAGTTGAAAAAACTTGAGTTATTCATGGTATGAAGATAGCCATTTTGAATGATACCCATTGTGGTACAAGAAATTCTAGTGATATCTTTTTAGAGTATCAAGGGAAATTTTATAATGAAATATTTTTTCCTTATTTAAAAGAACATAATATAAATCAAATACTTCACTTAGGAGATTATTATGAGCATCGAAAATTTGTCAACTTTAAAGCTCTTAATTCTAATAGGAAGCATTTCCTTGAGCCTATGCGTGATTCTGGTATTACCATGGATATTATACCCGGAAATCATGATGTCTATTTTAAAAACACCAATGAGTTATGTTCCTTAAAAGAATTGCTAGGGTATTTTACTTCTAATATTAATATTGTAATGAAACCAACTGTATTAAATTACGATGGCTTAGAAGTTGCAGTGATTCCATGGATAAACAATGCAAATTATAAAGAATATACTGATTTTGCTTTAAATTGTAAAGCTGATATTCTCGGTGCTCATTTGGAATTAAAAGGATTTGACATGATGGCAGGGATGCCTAATCCACATGGTATGAATGCTGATATTTTTTCTAGATTCGAGCAAGTGTTATCAGGCCATTTTCATACTAAATCAAGTAGAGATAATATTCACTATCTTGGTTCACAAATGGAGTTTACTTGGGCTGATGTAGATGATCCAAAATATTTTCATATATTAGATACAGAGACTCGAGAAATTACACCAGTTCGTAACCCTATTACTATATTCAAAAAATTTATTTATGATGATAAAACGACAGATTATAGTAATATAGACATGAAAGAGTTCGAACATAAATTTGTAAAGATCATTGTACTAAACAAAACTGACCTTTACATGTTTGATAGGTTCATAGATAAACTTCAATCTATAGAAACCTACGAGCTTAAAATTGCTGAAAACTTCGAAGAATTTCTTGGTGAAAGTGTAGAAGATGAAAAAGTCTCTTTAGAAGATACAACAGAGTTATTAGATTCCTATGTCGAAGCTGTTGATACTGATTTAGATAAAGAGCATATTAAAGTGAAATTAAGAGAGCTATATACTGAAGCTCAAAATTTAGAGGTAGTATGATACATTTTAAATCCGTGAGGTGGAAGAACTTCCTTTCCACCGGGAATGAATTTATAAATATTCAATTAGATAGAACTCCATCAACATTAATCGTAGGACAAAACGGAGCAGGTAAATCTACTTTACTTGATGCTCTTTCTTTTGGTCTATTTGGTAAAGCTCATAGAGATATTAAGAAAGACCAATTAATTAATTCAATTAATAAAAAACAAACTGTAGTTGAAGTTGAGTTTAATATTGGTGGTCAAGAATTTAAGGTTGTAAGAGCTATCAAACCAGGAAAGTTTGAAATATGGCAAAATAGTAGGCAAATTAATCAAGCCTCAAATGCTAGAGATCATCAAAAGTTTTTAGAACAAAATATTCTTAAACTAAATCATAAATCATTTCATCAAATTGTTGTATTAGGATCTAGTTCATTTATTCCATTTATGCAATTACCAGCTTGGTCGCGTAGAGAAGTTATTGAAGATCTATTAGATATTAATGTTTTTTCTAAAATGAATCAAATTTTAAAAGAAAGAAATGCCACTATTAGAAACAATTTAGTTGATATAGACCATAACCTTGACCTTGTAAAAACTAAAATGGTAGGGCAAGAAAAGTATATTAAAGACTTAAACGCTATAAATAAAGATCAAATTGATAAAAAGAAAAGTTCAATCGATGAACATTCTTCTCAAATAAAAGATATTTTTACAGAATCAAAAGAGCTGGGTAATAACTTAGCTGCGTCTTTAAAATCAGAACAAACTAATTATGAAAAACAATTAGATCAAATATCTAATTATAAATCTCATGACCAACAATTAAACAATAAAATTAAATCTTTAGTACAGGATGCTAAGTTCTATGAAGAAAACGATGAATGCCCAACGTGTGACCAACCAATCGAGGAATCGAAGAAGACAACAAAGATTGCAGCAATTAAACAAGAAGCAGGAGCAATTCAACAAGAAAAAGCGGATTTAGATAGAAAGTTAAGTATATTGAATACCACAACTAAATCTATTAATCAAAGTATAGAGAAACTAAGACAAAGACAAAATAAAATTAATTCAAATAACGATCAAATTTCGTTATTACAAAAAGAAATTGATAAGATACAAAAAGAAATAAATGGATTAGTTACTCAATCAGGAGATGTTAAACAAGCTAAGAAAGAACTTACTAAATTAAGAGGTCAAAAGGACACTGAAACAGAAAGAAAGTTACAACATGTAGAAGAAAGAACTTATAATGAAGTTATAGGCGAGATGTTAAAAGATACAGGCATAAAAACTAAAGTTGTAAAACAGTATTTACCAGTCATGAATCGATTTATAAATCAGTATCTACAAATTCTAGATTTCTTTGTAGCATTTCATTTAGATGAAAGTTTTAATGAAACTATTAGATCACGCCATAGAGATACATTTAATTATGCTTCTTTTTCTGAAGGTGAAAAACAAAGAATTGATTTATCTCTTCTATTTACATGGCGTCAAATTGCTAAGATGAAAAACTCAGCAGCTACAAATCTACTAATTCTTGATGAAACTTTTGATTCAAGTTTAGATATAGATGGTGTTGAAAATCTAACTAAAATATTAAGTACATTAGATGATGATACCAATGTCTTTATCATATCACATAAAGGAGATGTGTTAGAGAACAAATTCAGATCCAAAATTGAATTCTACAAGGATAGAAACTTTAGTAAAATAAAATAGTTTTACATTGTCCTCGTAGCTCAATGGATAGAGCAACAGCCTTCTAAGCTGTCGGTTATAGGTTCGACTCCTATCGGGGACGCCAATTTATAAATAAGGTTATGCAACAAGATCATCTGAAATGCAGTACTCCTAAGTGTAAATTTACGGGTCCAGTACTCCATTTTGCCTTTATTTACAATAAAACTTTATGTGGCAAATGTGCTTCAAAGGCCATTCAGAGCAACAGTTACAAAAAAAGATGAAAAAAAGTGAAAATAAATGAAAAAAAGCCTTTACATTTCGGCAAAACTGTGATAGAATATACATATTAAATAATTAAATAAGGAGTTAATTATGCACAATACCACAGTCGCCAAACTACTAGCTAAGGAGAATATTGAAGTCCAATATGGAAACTACAATACTGCTTGGTTTGATATTCAATCTAGAACACTAGGTCTTCCTATGTGGAAAGATATGGGTAAAGATGTACATGATCTTTTAGTTGGTCATGAAGTTGGTCATGCTTTATTTACTCCTTACGAAGGGTGGCATGATACTCCAGAGAAATTGGAAGGTTGCCCTAGGTCTTATATCAATGTTGTTGAAGATGCTAGGATTGAAAAGCTAATTAGAAATGCATATCCAGGATTGGTTGGACCAATGTTAAGAGGATATAAAACTCTAGCTAATGACGAATTTTTTGGTGATATTGAGAATCCAGATTGGGATCAAATCAAACTCATAGATAAAATTAATCTTAAAGCAAAACTTAATAATCTTATTGAAGTACCTTTCAATATAGAAGAAGCTACACTCTTTAACAGAACTATGCATACTGAAACATTTGAAGAAGTATTAGAAGTAGTTAAAGACATATTAGCATACACTCAGGAGAATACGCCTGAGCTAATTCAAAAACCAGAGCCAGCTGAAAATTCAAGCTCCACGGATGAGACTGAGAGCTCAAGCCAAGAAGATGATTCATCAGCTGACTCTGACTTACCACAAGGTCACGACGATTACCAAGAACCACAAGGAGAAAATAGTGACGAAGAGGACTCATCAGAGGAAACTGAAGAGAATGACGATAAAGATAGCGACGGACAAGAAGAATCGAAAGATTCCGGTAATGACAAAGACAAAGAAGATAACGATTCTGAAGGATCAGTAACAACTACTTCTAAAACTCCTAAGCCAGCTGAAGATGCAGATATATCTATTACAGATGTTCTTTTCAGAGATTCGGAAAGCCGTTTACTAGACACTGACAAAGATGGTGATCAAACTCTTATTGCTAGAGATAGAGGAAGAGAAACTATTTCTACAACTGTAGTTCCTTATTCTCAATTAAGAGAAATGAGAAAAGCAGTTATTGATCAGCAAGAAGAATATGTAGTTAAAGCACATGCTAATATTTTAAAAGATTACTCTTCTTATATGAAAAGTGTTAAGAAAGCAACGAATATAGCAGTTAAAGAATTTGAAATGAAGAAGGCAGCTTTCCAGTGGCAAAGAGCTACAACTGGAAAAACTGGTGTTTTAAATGTTAATGCGTTACATTCTTATAAGACTCATGATGATATATTTAAAAGAGTAACCAGTTTAGCAGATGCTAAAAACCATGGAATGATTATGCTAATTGATTATTCAGGTTCTATGTCTTCAACAATGCCACAAGTTCTAGATCAATTAATTCACTTAGTTACTTTTTGTAAAGCAGTTCATATACCATTTGATGTATATGCATTTACTACTTTGTGGAGAGATGATCAAGGTCCTTATGCATATAATATGAAAGATGGTGAAATTGATTTTGATAGTATGAGTATGCCTCAATTGATATCTTCTTCTTTAAGCAAAGCACATTTTGAAGAAGCTTTACAACATTTATATATGAGAAAACTTACAACTGAATCCAGAAGAAACTGGGACAGCGATGATTGGTATTCAGATGATTCCATAACTGCAAAATGTGAAGAGTATGGATCTACTCCACTTAATGCTTCGTTAGTAGTTGCTCATCACTTAGTAAAGAAATTTATTAAGACCCATGGTGTTGAAAAAATGAATTTAGTAGTTCTTTCTGACGGTGATTCAAATCAACTTCAAGTTGTAAGAGATCATAAATTAAAAGCACATCATGCATATACTTCAGGTGGATACTGGCAATCAAATATTAATGCCATTATTGATAATAAAAAAGTTGAGATTAGAGGTAGAAGAACTTCAGCCACTATTTCTTTACTAAATAATCTACAAAAAAGATACGGTGTTACTACACTTGGATTCTTTATTGCACAAGATTCTCGAGACTGGAAAAGCAAATTAGCTCAAATTACTGGCAGCGAGTGGATTGATAACGAATCAAATTTCTATAGAGATATGCAAAAGCAATACACTAAGAATAAAGTTTCTATTGCTAATAAGGCTTTAGGATACGATAAATTCTTTATGCTTAAGCCTGGTAAGAATCTTGAAGTTGAGTCAGATGATTTTGAAAATTTCGAAACAGACAATATGACTACAGCTCAAATCAGAAGTACATTTAAGAAGTACGCAAAGAACAAACAAAACTCAAAGGTTTTGATGAAGCAGCTAGGGAACGTAGTAGCATAATGGGACACAGCGTGAATATGGCAAGGTTAACCCCTTGCTTCTCTGTAAGAAGTGACGCTGGTTCACCATCCATTCTAGAGGCAGTAAAATAAATGAAAATAAATGAAAAAAAGCCTTTACATTTACTGAAAACTGTGATAGAATATACATATATTAAATTGAATTAGATAAGGAGTCTATATTATGAATGAATTGAAAATATCAAGTCAAAAAATCCTCGAGGAATTGGCCTCAAGGTTTCCTGGAAAACAGGAATTTAAAACAGCAGAAGTCAAAGACGCTGCGCAATCATTAGGTTATACCGGTAAGGATTGGAACCCAATCTTTAATACCGCTACTAAAATCCGTAGAGGTACGTATGATCTTTCACAAATGATTACTCCAGTGGAAACTGTTGTTAATCAGCCAACATTAAATAATGTAGTAGCTATGTCACCACAATCAGTAGTTAATAATGAAAAGAACTATGCTAAAGTTGATTCAACTTTTGTACCTTGGGGACCATTTTCTGATCTTAAGAAAATCATGCAAACTGAAATGTTTTACCCTATCTATATTTCTGGTCTATCTGGAAATGGTAAGACTTTTATGGTTGAACAAGCTTGCGCAAAGCTTGGTAGAGAATTCATCAGAGTTCAAATCAATCCTGAAACAGATGAGGATGATTTAATCGGTGGTTTCAGACTAATCAATGGAGAAACAGTTTTTTCCAAAGGTCCGGTTCTTAAAGCTATGGAAAATGGAGCTATCCTTCTTTTAGATGAAGTTGATAGAGCTACTAATAAAATTATGTGTCTTCAAGGAATACTAGAAGGCAAGCCAGTTCTTGTTAAAAAGACTGGTGAAATTGTAGAACCTGCTCCAGGATTCAACATCATAGCTACTGCTAATACTAAAGGCAAAGGTTCTGAAGATGGTAGGTTTACTGCTGCTTCTATTATTGATGAAGCCTTCCTTGAAAGGTTTACTGTTTCTATAGATCAAAACTATCCTTCTCAAGCAATAGAGAGAAAGATTGTAGGTAAGCATTTTACAAAGTTTGGTGTAGATCTAAATCAAGATGTACTTGAATTTACTGATAAGCTTATTGATTGGGCTGACATTATCAGAAAGACTTTCTTTGATGATGGTGTTGATGAAGTTATTTCAACTCGTAGGCTATGCCATATTGTTCAAACTTATGCTATCTTTAAAGATAGAATGAAGTCAATCAATATGTGTATTGCTAGGTTTGACGATGATACAAAAGAAGCATTCTTGGATCTATACACTAAAGTAGATTCAGGAGTACAATTTAACGAAAGTGAGGACTTTGGTCCAAAGGAGTTTGATGAGTCAGATTAATTACAAATTTAATGAAGGTGAGCTTGTAAAAGAGCTTGCCGACTATATAAACAAAACATATGATGGGCATTATTCCAGAAATAAATTTCAATCAACTGAATTTATTGCTGATTGTGGCCATGGTGAAGGGTTTTGTATCGGAAACATATTAAAATATGCGCAAAGATACGGAAAAAAGAATGGATACAATCGATCTGATTTGATGAAAGTACTCCATTATACTATAATTATGCTTAGCGTTCATGATGATCGCGAAGTTAATCTTGAGGAAGAATGATGATGAATATATCTGATGAAACACTTGATGTGTTAAAAAACTTTGCCTCGATTAATCCGAACATTGTGATTAGTCCTGGGCAAAAACTTAAAACGATCTCAGAAGCAAAAAACATTATGGCTTCAGCAGAAATAGTGGAAGACTTTCCACAGGAATTTGGAGTCTATGACTTAAATGAATTCTTGTCGGTTATGAATCTAGTATCCCCAGCTGAATTAAGCTTTGATGATAAGTTTACTACAATTAGTAGTGCTGGCGACAATAGATCAAAAATCAAATACTTCTTTTCAGAACCTGAAATTCTTACAACTCCACAAAAGGATATTAATATGCCTGAGTGTGAGTTTGGTATTTCAATTACTGAAAGCGTACTTGATCAAATTCGTAAAGCTGCAGCAGTCTTAGGACATTCTGAACTGGTACTTACTGGTGATAATGGAACTGTAACTGCAACAGTACTTGACGAAAGGGATTCAACTGCAAACACATTTTCTATGGAATTAGACGGTGATAATGAATGCAAAAATGAATTCAAGTTTGTACTTAATATTGCTAACCTTAAATTACTGCCTGGTGATTATTTTGTTAGCATCTCTTCAAAACTTATAAGTAATTGGAGCAACATTTCACGTGCTGCTTCTGTTAATTATTTTATAGCTTTGGAGAAAACAAGCGAGTTTAATGTATAAATATAAATACATAAAGAATTTCTCATTATTAAATAATGAGGATAAGGTGGAAGATGCGGATTACCGGTCTTCCTTAATTAGTCTACTTTGCAAAGGAGAAATAAAATGACTGAAGAAGTAAACGCGGCAGCTGAAGAAGCTGCACCTCAACTAACTCTTGGGGACATCTCAACTATGGTACAAATCATTGATTTGTGTTCAAAAAGGGGTGGATTCGAAGGACAAGAACTGGAAGCAGTTGGTGGTCTACGATCAAGAGTAGTTAAATTCCTAGAAGCTAACCAACCAAAAGATGGTGAAGCTCCTGAAGGTGACGTTCCAGTTGCCGAGGAAGTGGTTGAAGCTGAAGAAGCTTAAGCCAAAACTAGAGGGGAGCTTCGGCTCCCGCTCTTAATTTTATTATAGGATATATTATGAACACAAATGACACAAAGTCGCTACTCAGCGCACTCAAAAAAGGTACTGTCACAGTATCATTTAGAAAAATAGACACAGGGGAACTTAGAGTTATGCCTTGTACTCTCAATCCAGCCGTATTAGAAGCAAATGGTGTAGCAATGACTATTGATTATACTGAAAAGTCTATGGAACATTATGCTGTCTGGGCTATAGACAAAAATGCTTGGAGATCATTTAGGCTTGATACAATCGAAGGTTGGGAGGTTCTTTAATGGAAGAATTCCTATGGGTTGAAAAGTATCGACCAAAAACAATAGATGAATGCGTACTCCCTGCCGAGTTGAAAGAAAACTTTCAAAAGGTATTAAAACAAGGGGAAATGCAAAATATGCTCTTAACGGGCACAGCTGGCACCGGTAAAACCACTGCAGCAAAAGCATTATGTAATGAGCTTGATTTGGACTACTTATTGATTAATGGATCAGAAGAATCCGGTATTGATACTCTTAGAAACAAAATCAAACACTTTGCTTCTACAGTTTCTTTACAAGGTGGATATAAGGTTGTAATATTGGATGAGGCTGATTATTTGAATCCTCAATCTACTCAACCAGCTCTTCGTGGATTTATTGAAGAGTTTAGTTCTAATTGCAGGTTTATCTTAACATGTAATTTTAAAAATCGTATTATTGAACCATTACATTCTCGTTGTACAACAATTGAATTTAATATTCCAAAGAAAGATGCTGAAAGACTAGCTTCAGTTATGATGGCTCGTCTAATGCTAATTTTGGATGATGAAGGAATTACTTACGAACATCCTGTACTTGCTGAATTAATTATGAAATACATGCCTGATTGGCGTAAAGTTATTAATGAACTTCAAAGGTATTCTATTGGTGGTACAATCGATTCAGGAATACTTGTTCAATTATCTGATATTTCATTTAATAATCTAGTATCGTTTCTAAAAGAAAAGAACTTTAAGCAAGTTCGTAAATG